TATAAATACTTTTTCTGTTGCCATTATTTAGAAATTAACTCTACCATAGTAGATTGATTTGCGTTTACCTTATAGTCTTTTACCATGTTTAAATAGTAATGTATGCCATCTATTATCTTAGCCTTTCTAAAGCTCAAATTAGATATATCTAGTTCGTTTAGGTTTATCCATTGGGTTAGCATCTTGGAATTGTTCAGCCGTCTTATAGTGGTGTTCCAGTAACGATCTACCAAACCAACTGAGTTAATGCTATTCCAATTCAATGTAAAACTATCTGATTCAAAATAGCAGTATGGGTACTGGTTTTGTTGTTCGCCGTCTATAACGAATACACCAGGTTGTAAACCACCATAAATAAGACATCTATTCTCGAAATTAGTTTCAAATGTGCCTCTTTCTATTGGTTCGCCCTGTATTATTTCCTGAGTAGACATGATGGGTACATTAACACCAATACCCACACCATCTACAGTACTTGAAAATATAGATTGATATACTGTTTTAACGCCTTTACGGTACTCTGAATCCATCTGTACCTTTTTCTTAGCCCAGTCCTCATCTATCCTATCCGTTGCATCAGATATAAAACCATCGTCAGAATCGTTACTATAAGCCCATACAAGTTCTTTTGCGCCCTCGTTTTGCATCTGCTTAATAGTAGATGGTCTGGATACGTCTACTTTACTAGTCCAATCCTCTACCTCTTCAAGTAAAAAGTCATCCTCTTGTATGAATCGAACCGTTTTGTTTAGGTTATCCGTAAATACCCTGAAATTACCCTGATTCATTACATCCCTTAATAAATCAATCTTTTTTATGTTCTGTATTACCTTAGAGTGATCTATGGGTGAACCGTCTACAAGGGTAGATAACTTAGGTTTAATTGATATGTCAGCATCAAAATCAAACGTTATAGAGAGGGTAGTTCTAGGTTCTTGTAATACACTTAAAACCACCTGATATGTTTTGCCCTTGGTTAGTCTTACCGTCTTGGTTCCAAACAATGAAAAATCATCTTGTGTGAATGTAGCACCATCCCCATAATTAGAATATGCAGTTAAGTCGAATTGCTCAGAGTTATCAGTTGCCTCTAGCCGCATAGCCATAGAGCCGTGTTCATCTAGCTTGGGGGTTTGGATGGCTCGTATATCTGCACCAATCAACAACATAGATACAGATACATTTATCTCGTAATTGTCTGTAGATGGAGCCGTTAATCTGCCTGTTTGATGGTTGAATATATCTATTAAATCAGATGACTCAGTAGCATAATTTATATCAAAGCTACTAAACTTGGTGTTTTTCCTGTTTGTGTTATTGGTTGTTATACTACCTGTTGCGTTACCACTTGCAGCTACGTCCAAATTAGGTAATTCAACCTCTTTAGACGTAAAAGGTAATATATGATCCCTAAATGGCGTGTTTTTAATATCGCTATCGTCAAAAGTAAACCCAGCCTCTAAAAATATTTGCCTTATAAGTGGCAAAGAAAAGAAAGCAGGACGCCAAAGTGATACATCTATATCGTATGTAGATGGTCTGTCTTGTAAGAAATTACCATAGCTAATCAATGGATAAACGTAATCGCCTGTTAGCCCATTGTTAGACCAACTATCTTTTATTACATCAGCACCTAGTATATGCTCTCCGTGGTGCTTTAATTCCCTTATAGACCCCTCACCCACCAAACTAGCCCAATCGGCTAAATCAGAGAATATATTAACCGAATAAGATTGAGGCTTACGATTCAATACCTCAACAGATTTCAACTGTAATGTGCCAGTAAAACCTATTTCATCTATCTTAATAGGTACTTTTATTTTATTGTCAAAAAAACCCTCGTTAGTAACCCCAAAAGAATAACCAAAGAACGCATCGTTTGATTTAGTGGCTGGCATCTTAATAGTCTTAGAGAATGTGCCCTTACGTTTTCCTATATCCCTAAAATCAACCGAGCCATACGATACAGCTATCAATACATCTTTAGGATCAAAGAAATCTAAATCTAAAAACTCTAAACTTTTAGCCATTAACTTGCTCTTATCTGTACCTTATCAAAACCAAACCTATAACGTAGGCTTACATTGTGTAAAGTGTCATAACTGTTGCTTATTGCCCTTGTTTTATTTACTAGTGTAACAGGAACCCTAGTATCATGCAATGCATTATCGGAATCCAGTTCAATATATACCTCTGGGCTTTCTAATAGCTCTTGTAGCCATTCTGCCACCTCGGTAGTCACCTTATTAGTGCTTACAGTTAATACATCCTTAGAATTAACATCAATTATGCTCTCTTCTCTATTACCCACCACAACAGGATACGTCCTAGCTGCCTGATACGATTTCTTTTGAACACTAGAGTTTAGTTTTCTAGGCGAATAGAAGTTATAAGCATCATACCCACCTCTAGGATTTAACCAAACGAATCGCGTTTTAGATCCGTGGCATTTAGAATCTATTACAAACGTTATGATTTCGGTTATGCTAGTACTAGTATTTGATATGCTCACATCATATTTAACCGCATTGGCTGGTAACTGTGCCAAACTTAGGTCACGCGTTCCGCACGGGATAGCCCACACACCATCAGCACCAGGAGAAAAAGCAGTACCAACTGATGTAGGCGTACCAGCGGAATCGTACCATGTAACTTTACGTCTATAAGTTATGCCTGAATCATAATCTATTATAGCACTTAGCTGATATGAGTCATCCGCGCCTATGCTTATAGTCTTAGGTGAATTGGTTAGAAACCTAGCAGACGAACTGGCATCCGTGACAAAATCAGTCAAATCAGTGTCTTTACTTATAATAGTGTTCTTAGTGCTGCCCAATTGCCACTCCAAATAAGGCACAGTAGAATTAATTATAGTCCTAGATTGTGCAGAATCGTTGGTTAGTTCACCATCAGCACCCAGATTAAGCGTCTGAACCGCTACGCCATCCGTGATTATATCCTCTGATTCTACATATTTAACGTAAATAGAGGCACTAGATGGAGCAGAAACCACAGCCGTTGCACTACCCAATGTAAGCGGCGCAAGGTCGTTGCCCAAGTTAATTTGTATTTCCCTGTCAAAATTGAAAACGAATCTATCATTTAGGTCTGGGTATCTGGTTTTACGCACTATGAAATTACCATCTATGTATAGATCACATATCATGTGCATATTCAACCGTGTATAGCTTGCATTACCTGAATCAGTACCCACGTAATCTAGGTCAACCGTAACACGACCACCGTTAGCCGAGTCTATAACAGTCCATTCACCATCATAGTTATCTGAGTTGGTTATGGTAAGTACACCGTCGACCTTTGTATTCCTAGCCCTGCCAAAACCAGCCACAATAAATATAGCTTTTCCGTTGGCATCCTCTTCTACTGCTGAGAACGTACCGTTACGCCCTGCAAAGGTGCTAGAAAAATCATACTCAACTGGTGTGTATGCAGATGAAAAGTCATCTGGTCTGCTATTTACCGTAACAGACATTTAGCAAGATTCACCAGCGAATATAATTAACTCACCATCTGCTACATCAAACTGAGCCGAGATAGTATCCCAATCAGAATAAGACGCAAAAGCTGCGCCCGTTTCACTTACGTTAATTTTTGTGTTATACAAATCGAACGCCTGACCGCTTTCTAGTTTAAAATCTGCTGTGTGTCCGCTTGTATCTTCTACCCTTACCCTACACGTATTGGTATCGTCCACGTTGTAAATTATACAGAATTTAGCATCCGTGAGCGTTCCTGCTGCTACTGATGCGCCTATCTTTAATAATTCAACCTCTGATGCCGTTGGTACAGTTACTTGTCTTTTAACCGCGTTACCGATTGCTGTAACCGTACTACCTGCATCCATTTTGTATTCATCATCTCCTACTGTTATAGAAAATTGCTTTGTTATGCTTAATGTTGCGCTTTCTGCCATTTTATTTGATTTTTATTTCTTTTATTATTTCGTTTGTTAGTGTCTCGCTAATATCTAAACTCTCTGTGAACTCTTTTACTGCGTTGGTGTATATGTTAGTCGGTTTAATACCCTTCTTAGCTATACTACGCGCCACAGCAAATTCATTCAAATCAAGTCCTTTTCTTTTTATCCATTCTTTAATCGGTCTAACGGGGGGCGGCTTCGCTCCTGGTCTCCTACCCTTATCTACAAATATGTAGTGTTCTGGTGCCATACCTGTAAACACTACTCTAGTCCCCTCTATCTTTACCGCTCCCGTTGTACCCGATATTAGACCGCCTGTTGCACTTTTACCTCCTGCTCTCAGTTCTTGTCTAATTCTCGTTATAAGCGTATTACCTCGCTTACTTAATGCCTCATATACCTTGTCTACAAATGCCATTAACTAAATATATCCGATAAGTGGCACAAAGTATCATAATCACCCTCTTGGATAGTTAGATCCACCTGCCATCCAGTTATACCATCATTAATATCTATAAACGGTGAAAAGGCTGCTACCTCTGTAACCACAAAATCTAAATTCTCTGTTATATTACCGTATGATACAGCCTTGTTCTCATAGCCGTAATTGTAAACAAACTCTAATACTATATCCCTTAGATATTCCCTTGTTCTGTCTAATGCCTCTTGCTTTTGTGCTGTAGTGGATGAATCACTAAGCTGCTCCTGTGATTCTATGTGTAGCGTCCATGTATCCATCCCTACTGTGCCATCTGGAAAAGGCATAGTAAATGCAGGTGGTGTAAATACAATGGCTGGATAGTGTACGTTGTTGGCTGGGTCGAAGTCAGATTCTAACCCTGTAAAGAATGTTAGGTCTGCTTTGTGTGCAGATACTATTTCGTTAATGGCTTGTTGCAGGGTTTGGTAACGCATACAACAAAAGTGCGACTAATAATATGCTTTTTTGATTATATTTTTTGATTATTGCTAACAGCCATTAAAGCACATTAAAACGTGCTTTAGTTTGGTGTTAGCTGCAATGGCTAATCTTATCTAATCCGCTTTGCATGTGATGTGTAGGGTTTACTAAATACTTTGAGTAGAAATAATCATGGTGGTTTTTTCCGTATTGTCCTACGTTTTTAATTCTAACATGCACGCTATCTTCGGTGGTTTTCCAAACTTCACCTATTCCATAAGGGGTGTTTACTGAGTCGCCAACTGAATAGCCACAGCAGCTAACACCCGCTATAAAATCATTATTTGTTTCACTCATACGCTTCATAGCTTTTTCGTTAGACAAATATAACTATTTTTTATTTCTTTTCAACTCCATCAACCTATTTTGATAGTTAGCATAGTCATTTTTATACGCCATGAACTGCAATACGCCTATTGTGGTGTGGTCTGTTACCGTGTCTTTATAACCCATCATAGCATCTAACTGAGACTTGTACTCTACCGTGTTCATGAGCATCTGATAACTACCCCACCGCATAGATAATTCATCACCACCAGCCTGTACGCTATCCGCGTCTACTTCTCCTGAAAATAATGCTGGCAGTCTTTCGCGTAGTCCTTCGAGGTAAACAAAAAAAAATTGTTGATACATACAGCGTCTAATGCCATAGCCTTACGCATCTCTTTAGCCCTGTTTTCTAAGTCTATATCCTCGTACTTCTCACCTTTACGTAAACAGTAAATAGCCATCATGTAAGGGTAAAACTCGGTTAATCTACCCTCATATGCTTTCATGTAATGGGTGCAGTCTAAGTACTGACCATAATCAGCATTATCTAAGTCCTGGTTGGGGTAGTATGTGGATCTACCCACCTTGAACGATTCTGGGAAATGGTCATCTAATTTATCCTTAACATCCTCGAATAATAACGACAACTGAAACATATGAGATTGCACCTCTACTTTAGGAGCAGAACGCAACACCTTTAACGGTATACCAGAGAAAGCAGAGAACGCCTCTATGTCATCTTCTTTAGATGTTATGTTTATCCATTGGTCTAACGTCACCTCTTCTATCTTAGAAGGGTGTAGATACTTTCTTTTGCCTATTGTTACTTCTATCATATCATATATAGTTTTTTCAATTTTCTTTACACGTTGTTCTACTCATGTAAAGATTTATTGTTTTTCTATCATCTTTTCACTTTTTAATTAATGTTAATCCTTCTTTTAAGACGATCTCTAGGGCTTCTATTTTATGCAGTTACCTGCGGTTTAATTAATCTCCTTTATTGTAATATAATCCATGATGCTTTTAAGCATTCGTACATCACTATTTAAGGTGTTTAATTCTTGCTGTCGATAATTAGGCTTTCCTGCTGGCTCTAATCGCCCGATTTCATTTAGTAGTTTTTCAACCCTAATCTCCTTTTCCTCGATCTGTTCACTCAAATAGTTTAATTCTTCTTCCATCGCAGATTGCGAGGGCTTAGACTGTTCTTTCTTTTCCATTGTTTCTGTTTTAAGTTTAAGCAAATATAGTAATTAGTTTTTAAATAACAAACGCTAAAAAATACCCTTCGGGTCGCGTATGCTAATTTTTAGCTGGGCTTTGTATGCAATGCTACACATCTATCCATTTATTATTACAGTCCATCATCTGTAAACTTTCACGATACACTTTATGCTCTATATTATCCTCAAATTTACTAATTGAGTGATACTCACCTTTCCTTTTATTATGGTGGTAGTTTCCTTCAATCCACTCACCAGTTTCTTTGCTTCTTGCTCTAAATATTATTTGTCTCACTTTATTAAATTTATCTGTTAATAATCCGCACTACACACAACAATTTGTATAGTGCATTCCACTTCGTTCCACGCCACCATACAAGGGGCGTTATTAATAAATATCTGCCATACTAACACCGCTATAAATAGGAAACCACATAGCCATAGCCATCATATCTGCATAGTCAGGCGAACGTCCTATCTTTTCCTTTACCTTGTCCTTAGGCTCCACAGCCCTCTTACCATCCTTATCTGCGTTGTGTATCCGTATAACTTCCAGTTCACTTATTATCTTATTCTTTGTTTCTTGGTCGCAATTTACAAAAACTTTGCATTTATTAACCATCTCAGCTAAATAAAAATAACACTGGCTTTTTAAATGGTTGAAGTTACCACCGTTCAGAGCCTTGGAATTGTTGACAAAACCAACACATCCCAACATATCTACTAGACCACCGCCAACGCCATCCTCATCCACAATAACCCTATGCATGGGTATATTATGAATTAGTGCCAATGCCTCTACCTCTGACCTTATCTCTACCATGCTAGATTTAGTCATGGTGATTATCTTCTCGCACCTTAGACCAGACCATAAACCAATAACAGTTTTATCCGATCCGAACCGCGCCACATCTGCCACTATTCTTAAATCACCCCTTTCTATTTCATTGTTGAACACATCCAGTATGCGATCATAACTAAACAGCTTGCATAAATCATCATCGTACTCCCAATTGCCAAATAGCAGCCGTTGTCTCGATAGTTCATCCAATTTATCAAGGTTCTCTTCATAATGCTTAGATATAAATTCGTTCTCATGTACAAATGCAGGTATAAATGCCTTACCCTTTTCTAATGTGCCTAATTGAGCTGGTTTATAAAACTCTGAATAACCCCACCCCTTAAACGGGTTGCAACTCATTAAGACGGTTGGTATTAAATTATATTCGTCTAATTTAAACCTTATTCTTGATTTAACAATGTTTTTTGCCTTTTCTGTTATCTGTGCCACCTCATCTATAAACGCGGCTGTAATCTCTAGCGAACCTAAACTATCGAAGTTTGGATCTGATGGATAGGCGAATAAATCTTTTAAGATAATCTGTGAGTCGTTAAAGAAGGTGATTACGTTAGACTGTTGGTTATAACTATAAAACTCATTTGTTATGCCCTGCATGGAGCATACCTCAAAGAATGATAATAGGGTCGTTTTCTTTAGCGTGTCTAGCTTAGAACGTCCTAGTAATACCCTAACACCAGGATACATTAAACACATCTTTAAGCAGGCGTATGTAAGCAGTATTGATTTACCACCACCAGCAGCACCCCCATATAATATTTCGCTGGTTTCTTTATCCTCAAATAATTCGAGTGCGTGTACTTGTTTATAGTTTAGTTGCACGAAATAAATTCATAACCGCATTATGTAATACAAAAGCCTTAAATCCAAGCGTATTGTAATATAAATCAAGTGCATTGTCTGTTATCCATTCATGATTGGGTACTAATTCATGCTCTCTTATATAGCAGATTAACAACATTCGCTCCCTTTCAGTCATCCCACCTTCTTCGGTTGTTTTATCTCTTCCCATAACACTGTTAAATTAGGTTGTTTATCTTCTTTTTTAATTCCAAACTCTTCTCTATACACCCTTTCCAAATACCATGCTGATGCCTGCCATGTCTTAGCCTGTGTGATTTTATCTATATGAAATTGCTTGTTTTTTATCCTTGCAGCTTCTACGGCTTCGGAAAATTCGGGTTTAGTATTGCGCCATGTGTGGAATGTATCAACGTGAATGCCTGCCAAAATACACGCATCTTTTTGAGTCAACCCCTTTTCAATATGCCCACATATCTCCTTTATTATTTCGGGTGTGTATTTACTCATCTGGTTATTTTTTGTTCTAATATTTCAAATGCCTTTATAAACGCATCGGATTCAGCCTGTGGTCTAGATTTTGCACACCCAGACTCGACAACATGTATATCGTTTGTGTTTTCACTATTAAATACAGCCCAAATAAATTCTTCATCATCAAAAAGCATATCTATGATTAACCCCTCAGCATCAAAGAAATCATACAAATCTCTTTTTAATGGATGTTTTATTTTTTTAGTACCTATATATCCATGAACCTCATTGCCCATCATATCATATCTGATGTCCTCATTAGTAAGAGCGAGAACATACAGGCAATTCATGTTTAATTCCATATACCTATAAGCATTGGGGTAATCTTTATTTAGTTGCCTCCAATTCATCTCAACTCATATATCTTATTAATAATATCTACCACCTTAAAACCATCTAAGGCTGTCACATCAGGATTGCTACCCCTCTCTAATGAGTGTATAACATTCTCTATCACGTGTTTATGGTTGCTTGCGCTACCTTTCCAAGTGCCGTAATCGTTCTGCTCTGGTTGCTCGAAGTCGGGTACTTCTATTCCATGTGAGTAGTCTACTTGGTTCATGTATTGACCCCCTATTTTAATACTTGCTTTTTCACCTAATATGGTAAGGCTGCTTTCCATGTTTTGTTCATACGCACAGGTTGAGTAGTTGATGGATCCTATTGTGTGACCTATGTTAAATTGTACTACACCGCTATCCTCGAATGTAATAGTATCTCTGTGGTTGAAGTTTTGGAATCTGGCTTGTATGTTTTCTATGTCACCGAATAAGTAGTATAATATATCTATGAAGTGGCTAAATTGAGTGTACAACGTGCCGCCGTCCTTCCATGTGCCTCTCCATTTACTTTGATTGTAGTACTGTTCGTTTCTGTTCCAATAGCAGTTAACTTGCACCATGTATATCTCACCGAAGTTTTTTAGGTTATCTTTTAACCATACGTTAACGGGTGAGTATCTGTTTTGCATAACACAGAAAACCTTTTTATCTGCTTTTATTGAGGCTTGTATTATTTGCTGTGCTGCACCTCTTTCCAGTGCCATTGGTTTCTCTATTACAACGTGTTTGCCCGCATTAAGTGCTGTTACTGCCTGGTGTGCGTGTTCACAGTTTGGAGTGCATATATTAATAACATCACAATCCGTTTCTAATAGGCTTGCTAAGTCATTAGACGCATCTACTAACACCGCCTTATCTTTTATTATGTCGATATGACGTTGACCTATTTGTCCCGTACCTAATACTGCAAATTTAATCATCTAAGCAACTCTATTTCTTTTCTTAAATCCAACAACATCTGATGCATTACAGAACCTTCATTTATATACAATCCCATTCTAATATCCAACATCATATCTACATGAGCTAATGAGCATTCTATTATTTGGTAATGATCTCCCACGCTATACCCATCAAGAGCATCATGAAATTTATCATATATCTCCACTGCGTATGCTTCTATATTATCACTCTTAATCATCTATTATTAAACCTATTTATTATCCTATCTAGTTCAATTTCTGCCCTTCGCCGCGCAATATAATCATTTTTTGAATACCTTGCAAATAATAATGCAAAAAACAACGAACCATGCAAAAATAAGACAGGATAAAAAGTATTCATCTGCACTCACATTTTAGCTATTAATCTCACACAATCCAAATAAGACGCTCTAACGCCTCCAAGTCTCTTTTTAAGGTATACATCCAAAGCGTAGTTCAAAATGCGCCTACGGGCTTTAAAATGCGTTTGCTGTTCATTTTCGAGCCTTGATGTAGATACTATATCATCATCACTTAAATTACTTATATATTCTTTAAATTCCATCAGTTAAAACATATTTCCATATCCAAACACTTCTCAGGTATTAAATCATCTTCGGTTATGAATCCAAATTGATCTATATAATCTTTATCAGGGAAGGTTAAAAACATAATATACGGTGTATCTTTATCAGCGTGTATCTCTCTTACGTTGTTTTCTATTGCCCATTCACCATTTAATTCTATGTATCCCATCTGTTATCAGCGCACCAATCGTTAATCTTTCTAAGCCATTTTGCAGGTGTTCTGGCTTTTACACTCAGAACGCACCCACATAATACCTTCCCATCATCGGTTAAATCTGGGTTGGGCTTCAATTTGTTAGCAAAAGAGCCACAAGTATCAGCACCCATAAAACCACCTTCTACCCTATAAGGGCAAAGATTACAAATTTCCAACCGTCTTTTAGTTATATTTTTTGATTCCATGTGACCTAGTGGTGCATAACCCATGTGAACCCTTAGTTTATTAAAAGCAGATAGCACGCATGTATGGCATCCCAAATCCGCTACAGGCTTTTTAAATATATCTATATGATACCTGTTAATTAATTGCAGGTCGCTTGGCTTCGTCCTTTTGTTTATAGACGGGTTCCGCTCTATTAGTTCTATTAATTTCTCTTTATCCATAACAACACACCGATAATAAATAAAATCAACCTAACATACGGAGTAAAATATTTAGTAAGCACAGCCGTACTGGTTTCTGATTGGTCGAAAGCACAGCCGTACTGGTTTCTGATTGGTCGAAAAATGTTTTTTTGTATATGTTTTTATTCATGTAATGCCTAGTAGTATAATACATACCATCATGAAGGAAAGGGAATACACACATACACCCCAGTAAAATAATTATATCACGGCTAACCAATATTAACACTAACGCCCTTTGTATTGACCATATCACATGCTCATAATGGTTGTCTCTTGTTTTCTTTTCGCGCCAGTAAAACCCCTCGCGCAAACCCTCAAACAAAGAATAAAAAAACCAAAGAACTACCATCTACCTGTAAAATTCATTATAAATAAATAAATAGTATATAGTATTAGGTAAGCCGTTGACACGTAAAGTATCCACGGTGTTTGATTTATTAAAAACATACCTAGTATCATAACCAAAACCCCTGGTATAGTCCAGTATAATATATTAACCCCTCTCATGATCTCTTTCACTTTTTAAATAACTTAAACTACTTCTCATTACATCTAACTCCTTATACCCTGCGCTTATTATTTTTCTAAGCATATATAACTCTGGTACATCCTTATCGCATACTATCTTCATTGCTGCTACACTCTCACCAGCTTTAGTACCCATATACATTTTACTATTCCATGTCTTGTGGTGCTTTACTTGCTCGGTGGTTAGGTAAAACAATATAGAGGATAATCCCTTCATCCATTCTATTAAATCGTCACCATGCGGATCTGTACTAGAATAGTATTCTTTTACTATTTCGTTTAGCTTTTCTAGTTGTTTCTCCATATCGCAAACTTACAAATTATTTTTCAATTCTGCTATTTCTGATTTCATTTCTTTTAAAAGTTCTTCTTTTTCGTGCTTAAATAACTTTTCTATTGTGTTGGCTTTTAGGGTTAATTCATCAAACCATTCTTGCCCTCTATCATTTATTATCCACATTGTAAACTCGGTAGGTGTTTTGTGTGCTGAGAATCCAGAACTAAATACATGGTGAGCAACACAAAGACATGAGCCATTAATGGCAAGCCATCTAGTACTCCTTTTGGATCGTGAGTATATGTGGTGTGAATTTAGCCCTGTTGTTTTTTTACAGTATTCACACTTCATGCCTGCCCTTAGTTTGACTAGTTCAGCCCACGCATCATCTAATTTACCGTCTATTCCTTTTAACTTCTTCATAATTTATAACAGCCACTAAAGCACATTTCTCGTGCCTCGAAACGTACGCTCAAGCTGCTTTAGTTTGGTGTTA